AAACCATACAAAAGTGGGTATCGCTTGGGACAAATGACCCGCAGAAAGCAGCGGAAAAATTTAAAGGGTTTGTCGATGGAGAGGCAAGCGGCGAGAGCGTAGCCTTCTCACGGATGTCGGAAGTTCTTCAAGAATATACTACCGAACTTTTGGCGAGGAACACATCTCACCACAACATGAAGCGTCATAACAGTATTGTAAGGCAACTCCTTACACATTTGGGAGACATCAGGGTCGCGGACCTGACACGCCAAGACACAAAGCAGTATATCCGTTCACGGGGGGTAAAACCCCAGACAGCGTCACGCGAACTTGACGTTCTTAGCGCGGCTTTGAACTACTGTGTTCAGGAAGAACTGATTGAGTGGACACCATTCAAATTCTACAAAGTAGGAAGTGGTGTGCGCGACCGATACCTAACGCAAGAAGAGATAGACCATCTCCTTGATGCCTGTCAGTCATATCATCTAAGGCTGTGGACACTGATAGCTGTTTCGACGGCTGCGCGTAGCGGTGCTATACTAGGGCTGACCTCTGACCGGGTGCTGTTTAATGACAACATTATCGACTTCCGCGACCCGACTATACAGGGTCGTCACAAGCCACGCTCTGTCATAAAGATGCCGACTGGTCTGCGCCCCTACCTGATGGACGCAATAGAAAAAAGTCAGAGCGGATATCTGGTAGAGAAAAACGGACGCCCATTGACCAGTGTATATAACGAGTTCCGCAAAGCAGTAGACCGTGCTGGTCTGAAAGATTGTAGCCCACATGCGCTACGTCACACCTGTGCCGTTCACATGGTCAAGGCTGGTGTGCCTATATATGAGGTGTCGTCATACCTCGGTCACAAAAATACAAAAATTACTCAGGACCACTACGCGAAGTTCCAACCGGACTTTATGCACAAGTCATCCGAGGTTGGTTCAAGCCTTATTGGTAATCCTAAGGTGCGTGTCATACAATAGTCATACAATTGGTTGTAACCTACTGAATATATTAGGTTTTAATGGCGTCACTCCCGCCACAACTTCCTAATGATTTCAATAGGTTACACCCACTTTGTATGATTTTGTCATATCCTGACACGTCAGGACGGCACAGATAGTATGACAAGTTTATCGGAGATTCGCTTGGCGCGATTTGGAGTTTGTTTAGCCCAACGCGAACGCAAAACTTCCTCGCCACAGGACTGCCAATCACCTTCCTCTGCGAATCGGATTGCCTTACGAAATTTTTTGAAGGTTGGCGCACCTAATTGAAAGCACATGTTTGCGAAGCATCTTTGTGCTATCTCAGGCATGGCATCGAAGTCCTTGAAGATGTTGCGGCAGTCGGAGATGCAGTTCTTTACATCCTCTGCGAAGCACTCAGCAACACGCTCTGGGGTGACAGGGTCTCCTACTTCTAAGTCCCACTCATCCATGTCCTTGGTAATCAATCTTCCGATTCCCATCGTTTTGTGTCCAAGTGAACAGAGATACACCTCATGCTTGATACCCTCATCAATCACAAGTTCTTCCCTTAACCGCTCAATGTCCATCGTTTCTCTCCTTTGAGGATAATCTTTATGACTGTTTCTTTGACAAGAGCCAGCGCAACACATTGACGGCAGTGTTGGTGGTAATCATTAGAACCAACCACGCTTCCCACCACTCCATCACTTCTTGAACATCTTTGTGACTGATTGAATACCGAAGGAAGCTGCGAACACGACGCCGACTGCTGTCTTATAGTAGTCCGGCATCGCTTCAAGGGCGTTGAAGCCGCGCATGACCACGTCCTCGTAACCCGTGAAAGCTAGGATTAGCGGGATAGACACAAGAATGGTCAGCCACTCGTCCTTCCAGCTGCTCTGTGCGCCTTCAGCCCATGTCTGGTTCCATTCCATCTCACCAGCTGCGACCTTCTTCATGATGGTCGCCTTGGCTGTGGCGGTGGCTACTTTGGCTTCTGTTTCTGCTTTGGCCTTATCTATTCGGCCATTGAGGTATGTTCCCGCTAGGCTTGCCAACGGTGATATGAGTGCTGACCAGACCATCAGGTGAACTCTCCCTTGCCGTCAACGCATCTACCCGCCACAACTTTCATCCACGGAACTGTGGTCTCTATTGTGTTTTTCATCTCGTTGAGCCTTACAACGCATTTTTGTTGGTCTTCATATGGCCCCTTTGTGTCGTCAGCTACACCACACTCTGGGACAGTTCCAAGCATCAAGCAGAAGAAAATATGTGCTGTATACATATCAATCTCCTCGTATTCGTTTCTTTATCTTCGCCATATCAGAGACGACTCTGTTTCTTTGTTGGATTAGACTGTCAATTCTAGACTGTTTCACCTCAGGTTCAAGTCCGCTGTTTCTTACTCCTGATATCCTGTCATTGATTTCATTAAGCTGCTGATACTTGCGGTTCAGCCGCTTCCTGACGCCAAGCAAAGAACGATTTTCTCTCCGCATTTCCATTGCGGCTTCGTAGTTTCCTTCTTCGCGTAGACGATTTATGCCTCTGTTTATCTCGTCTGCCTCTCTCTTCAACTCGTAAAAATCTGAGATGAATTGATTGGCAGGGTCAGCCGCCCTGTCTTTGACAAAGCGAGTAATGCCCAGCGTAGACGCTGCTTTTGAGGTGACACTGTCGCCAAAGACACCGGAGGGTTTCTTCGGCACAACACCAAAGGTTCCCAGAAGACTATCTGTACCGGCCAGCATCAGGCCGCCCATCGAACCAGTATAGCCATTGACCAAAGCCTCCACTTCAATCGGGCTGATGCCCAGCGCAGCACTGGCCTGACCTATAAGTTTGGCAAACTCTGAGGTGGTAGAGTAAGAACGCTGTTCAGTAGGCAGACCACGAACACCAAGGCTTTCCATCTCCCTTGCACGGAAAAAATCATAGTTGGTGCCAACCTCAACCAAAGGCTTCACGGCTTGAGGTATTGGATTGAAGCTGAAGTTGTTCAGTAGAACTTGAAGAACCGCATCCCTGACATACTCACCATCTTTGTTTTTAATCCCATCAAGAAACACCTCTGGAATCGTGCTGAACATAGCGCCGATTTCAAAGGGCTTTGGGATGAGAAACTTATTGTTGTCGGTGTAGATGATGTAGTAATTCAGCTTGCGATGCAGCGGCTCAGTATCCCAATCATCCTCCTGACTACTCAATGCGTAAATACCCATCGACACGGCAAACAAACCCAAGCCTTTTTTAAGTGTGGCGCGGGGGTCAGACTCACCGTTGAAGGCTGTGCCTGTCCGATACAAACCTTGTATCCTTGCGTTTAAGAACGGAACGAGTGGCAGTAACATGGCAAGCGTCTGCGATGCACCACCCTGTGGGTTGCCGCGACGTGAATAGTTTATCAGGTTCAACGCTTCGAAAGCGGCGTCACCTTTTTCCGCTCCACTCTCAACCATGCGTCGATAGATGCCGTCGCGTGTCGCCATCTCGGTCGCTTCACCAACGCGGTTTACCCTGTCGATAGCACTGTTGAATAAGTCAGCCATCTTCTGCGGTGTGTCCACGATGGTATAGCCTTCGTGACGCCGATAGTGCCGCTTCATCTGCCGTGCAAAATCTTGGTTGTTATCTCCAAAGCTGTAACCGCCGAATCCACCGATGGTCTTCATCTCTTGAATCGTATCTGCATCAGTCAATGCATTCTTCAATCCGGTCAGGGTATCAATCATTGGGCGCAGTGGGGCATCTACCGTGACGACGCCAGCTAGGTCACCTCTAATAAGGTTGGCAGTCATGAATCCGGGGGTGATTGTAATCATGTTTCTAAAGAAACGGCCCATCTGCTGCATGGCCCGGAGGAAGCCTTGCATCTGCAATGGGGTGAAGGTTCTCATGGCCGTCAGAAGTTCACCGTCAGAGCCGACATCGTAGAAGACAGTCTTGCCATTCTCACGCAGGGTGAAGTGATTGTTGTTACCTTCTGCCTCGCTTTTACTTATCTTCTTTGGCGCGATGACATCAGGCCCAGCGTCTCTGTAGAAGCCCTCTTTCTTCAAAGACTCCACCATGTTGACCGTCTGCTTTGCTGCGACGTTGCGCATACCGGCAGATACAATCGCTTGTGTGTTGGCGAAGATGTTCTCGTACAAGTCACCGATACGCTCTTCACCGCCCTTCAGCTTGCGAAGTACGTCCTTGATACGCGCATCTGGATTATCGAAGGCCGACGTGCTGTTCTGCGCAAACGCACTTGCGCGCTTTACCTGACCGAATAATCCTTCGGTGTACATTTCGTCTTCAATGATGCGATAGAAGGGGACGTAGTCAGTCGCACCAGTGAGACGGGATTTTGTGTTCTGGTCTATGGAACCAGTGTCGACAAGGAACTGCATCAGCTTGTCATTGAACAACTGATACTGACGATAGACCTCTGCAAACTCAGGGTTCTCAGAACCGTATCGCATTCCCTCTGCAATTTGTGCGTCAGTCAGAAGGTTCTCGCGCCCCTCTTGCTTCAATCGACGCGCTCTCTGGGCATACAAGAACATGCTGAACTTGCCGTACTTCTCTCCCTGCCCAATAGGTTCGAAGATATCCTTGAGACCGCGCGTTCCGTCTGCGATTGTCACCGTGTTGTCAGCGTTAAGCTGCGGTGCGCCATACTTGTAGAACATTTCCATCTTACCCGGCATCTGCTGGGCAATCTCGGTAATCTTGAAGGCGCTTTCTGCATATGTTTTGTATCGACGCTCACCCGTTTGGCGAAAGTTTAATTCCAGTTCGCGACGGAACAGGGGCGCTAGACCGTGAATGAACTCGTTGACTAGCTTTTCTCTGAAGCCCTTGCGATAGGTTGGATTGAGCATCTTGCGGGTAAAGCTATACGCCTTACCGCTAATTGTTTGTGCAGTCGGGTCCGCAATTACAGACCTCATCCCCTCGCTTGTTCTGTAGTCTCCCGCGAGTCTGAGGGACGCTTCCTGTCCGCTAGTTCCACCAGTTTGTCTGCGAAAGTCTGCATCTGCTTTTCGGATAGATTCTCTAATATCGTCGAATCCTCTTGCTCCGTCCACGGAGCGTATCCCAACTTCTTCATCTGCTAATTCTCCAAAGCTGTCCTCGTAGGACAGGTTAAGGCGTGCCGCGCCGCTTCCATTCTTCATTAAGCGGTCATAGATATCCTTCTCAGGATACCACATCACCGCTTGTAAGTCGGCGTTAGTAATGTTGATGCCTTCGTCAGCCAGCAACTCTCGCGCTCGGTTCACAACAGACCTTATCCATACACGCTGGGAAGGATTTTTGGGTGCCTTCTGAGTTTCAACGGCATTAACCAGAAGCATCTTCGCCGCCTTTTGCGCAGGAGACTTGTCTATCCGGTCTTCCTTGGTCAGGTTCTCTGCCTTCAGGCGCTCAGTCTCTGCCTTGTAGTGGTCTTCTCCAGCAGTCTTTAATCTAGTCGCTGTATCGAAGGTGTATTGAAGGTCAGTCCCGAACAATTCTGGGTCGAACTCAATTCCCTCCTCAGGCATCAAGGTGCGTAATTCTTCAATGTTCTTTTGAGTGGCTGTGTCATTGCCAATCAACGTGCCTGTCATGCGTCCCCAAGTGCGCATGAACCAAAGGTCAATGGTCACGGGTTCGAAGTTGCCCATTAAGTTTTGGTAAAAGCCCTGACCAATTTTAGGGCCAAATACAAATGAGCCGTAAACAAGTGTGTCTACGCCTTCTCCCGCTAGACTAAGAGCGCCAGCCGAGTCTGTCTCAATGCCCATGCCATTCAAAATCTCCCGCAACTCACCGACGGTGTATTGTGTGGAGAGGAAGTCGCGAAACTGAAAGTTGCGCCCCGGCTTGTTAAATGCTGTCTGCAAGATGTTTGCAAACTTAAAGTTAGCTGCGATGGAGGGCGCGGCGGTGCCTTCCCCAAACTCTGGGAAGCGACCATTTTTTCTCCAGAACTCATAAGCACCTAGTCCTAACGCAGAGTTACGGTCAACTGTTATCCCTTGACTGGTCAATGCAAGTGCGATGGAAAAGGCGTTGCGGTGGTCTGCATCATTCCGCACCTCAGGATATATTTTGGCAACCTCGTCAATGGCTCTCTCTACAGAGGTGGTATACCAGTCAAGTGCGCTGCCATCGGGATTGTTGCGCATAGCAGCGGCTGCTTCCGCTGCGATGACCCGCGCCAACATCTCATCTGTCTCTGGGTTGGGGTCTGTGATGGGGCGACCAAGAACAGCCAACGCCCTGTTGTGCAGCATAAAGCCAGCTTCGTTTACGTTTCTTCCCTTTGCCCTCTTGCGTCCATCTAGCCCCGCTTCGGTGTCTCGCTCTGGTATCTGCGGGTCGAAGCTGTTGTTATAAAGAATGTCGAGGGCCGACAAGGCGCGCATGATTGGGGTAAGACCAAACCTGTTGGCAATACTGTCATTGTCTGCATTAGGCTGCACCTGACTGATATCAGCCACGCGGTTTAGTCGAAGCGATGCCTCGCCTGTAAAGGATGGGATGTCAAATCCACTGTCTTGAAAAGCGTCGTTATCCTCTCTTGTAAAAAGACCTGAGGTGTCTGCATCTTTGTCTGATGCAACCCGTGCTTCATCACTCTTTGAGTGGACATCTTTCTTGAAAGAGATGGATGAAGGGTCGTCACTTCGATACGTCTCAGCCGTGGCCTCTCCAAAGTTAAGTTCAGGGAAAAAGTCCTGAACCTGCTGCATAGCCATTAGCTTATTGTAAACATCTTGTTTCTTTGAGTCGGTAGCTGCAAACATAAAACTAAGATTGCCATTCGCCGCGCCATTTTTGGTGCTTTGACTGTCAATGCTGTCAATAAAGGTTCGCAGAGATGCTACAACCTTTCCAAAAATATCAAAGGTCGCGCGAGGTGATGTAGAATTTAGTGTTCTGAATGTATCATTTACCTTAAAATCAATGTTGTAGAACTTTGGCGAATCCTCGTCCGGGTCACTTTTTCTCGCAGAAATTATCACCTCCAAATCAGAAGTTTGCCGCAGAGAAACCCCCTTCATGAGCGGAAATAAGTTGTCGAACTCGTTGTCCAAGCGGTAGTTGCTCAACTCAAAGTCAGTTTTTGCGGGGATAAATCCGTTGTCGTCTGGTGTATAGGAGAAAATTTCAGTGGGAGTTTCTAATGTGTCCGGGTCTGGCACACCTACAATTTCAAGCACGGTAAGGCCGATGTGCCTGTCTCTGTACATATTTATGTTCTGGCGGGAAGCGTCCATGATAACGTCTGTGACGCCCTGCTGTGTGTCATCAAGCCACCGCCTCTTGATTTGGTCTCCCTCTGTAAGGCCACTGGCTATGTCCAATGCGATTGATGGGCCAATACGGTCAATGGACTCGGCGTAGATAATATTTCCGTCCTTCGCTAGCCAGCTAAAAAACTTGTCCAACATGTCAGACAGTCTTTGCTCACTGTCATCGCTTAAAAAATCTGGACGGCGCGCTCCCCTGTACTTGAAGGGAAATGGGATAGAACTTTTGTATGTGGTCATGTTTGGGTAGTTGTCACCCAATGCAATCTCATTCATGCCGCGTTGGATAGCAGTGCGCAAAGATGCTTCAGCGCCTACATCCGATAGATGTCCGCTAGCACTCTTGAACAGCCGGTCCTTGAAGTTCCCAGTTTCCTCGGCTGCTTCTTCAGCCATTGACTGGTCACGCTTTGTTAAGCGGATGTATTCGTAGAGTGGCTTCTCCTTGCCACGCATCAGGATAGTGCCGAACACTGGGCCAAGTTCGATGTCTTCTGCGTACATAACCGGGCGCAGTCTCGGTTCACTTGGCCCCTCTGGGAACGTAGACAACTTTGTCGGGCCGTCCATGTCTACCTGCATAGCAAATAGATGGTCACCTGATGGCGTCTGTATTTTAGACCTGCCCCCGTTCTCTTTACTCAGATTGTTTGTGGTCGTGACAGAGACGATTGTGTGGATTGGGTCAGTCTCATTGTCCCTGTCTGTCCACTTCCACTGGCTTCGCCTCTTTGTGTTCTTGTTTGGGTTGATGAGGTTAATGGCTCGGCCAAACTTTTCTTTGCCGAAGTCCTCTTGTGAGGCTAGTTCAGCGGGAACGTCACTGACCTCCATGTTTGGCTTGCCTGTCTGTGGGTCGATGGAGATGGTCGCCGCGCTGAAGGTCTGGCCAGTCAGGTCATCCAAGCCCTGCATCTCTGGGAACGTATCTCCGGTGAACGACATAAAGTTGCCGCCCGGACCAACTTCAGGGACGCTCATCTTTTGCTGCATGAACTCGTTGTCACGCCGGATAGGCATCACCCTCGACTCTTCTGTTTGGCCGACAGCCTCAGAGCGCGGGGTGATTGTTTGACCTTCGATTTGCTGGGCAGTACGCCCTTGACCTGCGCGGGTAAACACATCCTCTACAGTTTGGAAGCCACGACCACGCAGTCCGTTGGCCAGACGAGGCAGGAAGTTGTATACGAAATCAAAAAACTTACCGTATGAGCCAGACAGTGGGCTGGCGTCACCAGCTTGCTTGGCCTGTTTGTAAAACTCAAATGTCATAGCCTGAAATTCAGACGGGCTAGACATTATTGATTCGTCAAACGTCCCCTTCAGCGCAGCTTCGTGTGCGCGAGGTGAGTATGTTTTCCACAAGCGGCGTATGCTGCCGGGGAGGGCTTTGTAATTAACCTTGCCGTCCTTCATCTTGTAAACTGCCTTCAGCAGCTTGGCATCTGACGGACTGTGCTTGGCGTAAAAGTCTTGAAGGACATGGAAGGCTTCGTGCGAAGCTGTTTGCGCGACGAACTTTGGTGTGTCCGCC